GATATATCACTATCAGCATAATCATAATATGCATTTAGAAATTTTGCAAACTTTGGATATTCAGTCTGAAAAAATTCAGGTAGCACATTATCTACATGCTTCTTATCTTGGACCGATATTGGCCTACGATTTATATCGCGTAATGTTTTATCTAAAGACATATTAGCTCGTTGTTACTAAGTTAGCTTGCACGAATGATGGACCATCATCATATACAACAATTTGGTTTTGACCTGGTGAAGAGAATGATTCATTAGCTGCAACTGCAGATATTTTAATAAATGAATTACCACCGATTATACTATCTACTAATAAACCTGTAAGTGTAACAATACCTGTAGCAGGTGCGTATTCACCTACATTATCAACAAATACTGTATTATCATCGATAGCAACTAATTGCAATTTGTAACTATCTAATTTATTTTTAAGAGTTACCTTTTTACCACTAGAAAAGAAAGCAGTAGAAGTTACAGTATGGCTTTCATCGTTAGGCTCAGCAATTGGTGATGCATATCTAAGCACCGCAGCTTCTTGTGAACCTAGTAATGGCGTCCATCTCTTTTGTACCTTAAGCGTTGCACGTGAAGATAATACAGATGGATCAACGTCATCTACTAATGATAATAAATTAGATCGTCTATATGACTGATCAAATAAACCTGTATTATTAGCAAAGTAAGTTGTTGTTGCATCTTCAACTCTGTCCTGAATCTCTTGAACAGAAGAAGATGTAAACTTAGGATTAAACTGAAAGTATACTGCTGTTTCTAGATATGTTATATCTGGGTCTTGGAACTTCACATCAAATGTAATAACCTGCAACTGTCTTGCCAAAGCAGTGATGTCACCTTTTGTCTTATCAATAGTTGCCTGAGTTACATCGTCCTTAAATACTATAGACAAAAAGACAACGCCATATTCTTTACGTACAGCATCTTCACCACCATATGCTTGAATATCCTTTATAAGATAACCGAAGTTACGTTTAATAAGTGTAGCATAATCAGCGGCTGTAACCATACGGTTTTGAGATGCATATGAGAATGGAGCATTTTTACGAATAGAACCCACTGTCTCAGGAAGAGAACCTGATACAGCTTTAGTTACTGTAGTCATAGATAATGTAAAACTGACTGTACCACCTGCACTATTAACAGGTATTTGTGCAACAGGAGTAAATGTATCTGCTCCATTTGCATCAGGCCCACTAGTAGATAGATATTCTACGACAACCTTATTGCCAGCTACTGGCGCTTTACCTAATGTATAGCCATCACCAAAAGATAATTCATAAAATTCATTTGGCGTTTCTCGTAAGATATAGACTTTAGACTGATCGTCAATAGTATCTGCTTCTTTTAAATCTGTATATGTAGTAAATGTTGTTGTGGATAAATCTGCATATACACTTACAAATGCTGTAGTAGTATCCATATTTTTATCTGGAATAACGTATACTGAATCTGGTGAGTTTTCACTTACTATAAATGTTTTAGTAGTATTAGTACCTTCTTTTATAGTGATATTCTCACTGCCTCTGTCATCTTTAAAAATATATAATCCATTGCCATTATCTTCTGCAGAAACTGAACCTATAGTTTCAAATGTATAAGAAACGTTATCAACAGTTGTTGTGAATTTAGTACCTCTAGGTAATGATAGAAATGTTGGCCTACCTGCAAGATTACCTGTATTGACTGATAAATTCACTGTTGCTGATGGTGCAGTCTTAGAAGCAGGCATATAACCAATAGCTTCTGCAAGTGATACAACTGATGATCTAAGTTGAGCTGTAGTTAAATAAGATTCATTTAACGCCATGTTTGCAATTAATGCATTGTAATGTGTATTATATGCTAATACATCTAGCATAGCAGAAAGACCTGAACCTTCAAAATTATAATCTTTAAACTCAGGATTATTTTGTAAAGAAGTTTTTAAACTATTTTTAATATTTGTAAAATCTAGATCTGTTGATCTTATTGTTGTTACCATTACCTTAACCTCGATACAGTAGTTTCTAATTCTACTTCTTGTTCAGTTGACGTTACTCTGAATAATAATTCGACCTGTAATGAATTACGGTCAGGATTACTAAAAACATTTATTCTTAATACTTTTGCTCTAGGTTCATAATCATGTATAGCACTTTTTACTTGATCCTCAATATGAGTACCCATACCAGCATCAGCTAATTCAAATAACATACCAGTAATATTAGCACCATAGAATATTTCAAATGGCTTTTCGAATCGATTAGTAGAAACTATATTTTTAACAGATTGTTTTACTGCATCAGCATCTGTTTTTCTATATATGTCACCACTCGGTTTTCTTTCAAACAATAGATCAATATCTGAATACGACTTCTTTCTGCTTGAAAGAATCGAACTAGATAGATTTCCATCTTCTATTGATAATTGTCTTGCCATTTTAAACCTTTTTCATCTATTTATAACTTTAAACTGCGTCTTTAAATAAGAAAACTTCGACTAATGCATCGTTTGCTTGAACAGTATTATTAAATAATGTTTGTACATTACGCTTAAATCGTATATTAGTAAATGAAGTTATATTAGGTATCTCTAGAATAATTTGTGCATTGAGATCTCCTGTTGGGTCATATGTGTCATAATCTAGTGTAAGCTTATCAAAATAACCTACTTCTGACCATGCAATAGCTAAAGCAAACGTTGCTTCAAGGTCAATCTTACCTTTCTGATCTCTGAGTTCAAATACTAACGCTCTACCTTTATTACGTAAATCTAGTATACTATCTGTAGTAAGCTTTTCTTCTTGTAGCTTACCAGGTGGACCGATACCATAAGTCTCTGGTGCATAGTAACCTTCTACGACTTCTAATGAATATGGCTCAAACTCAGTTGGCGTATGATTACTATTCGAAACAACCTTCATCATCTCAGACATAATGAAATAATTCTTAGCTAATTGCGATTTATCTGCATTAGGTAAAGCATTAAATTTACCATGATCATCTGTACCAATAAATTTACCTATTGATGTATCATGATTGATTATTGTATTTGTATTAACAGTACCAAGCATATTATTTTTAAATTTAAGCTCAGGCACAATATTCCACTTGACTTTACGTTCACCTGTTTTAAATTTTTGTACTTGTGCAACACCACGTACTTGACCTAAATTATTCACACCTCTCTGTGATTGTGCTTTACTTGTAACCGATATCTGACCAAATTCACCCGGTGCTGTATTCGCATAATTAGCATTCAATACACCTGATGCAACTTGATATGCTGTAAACTCTGCAAAGTCTCTATTTTTTTGTTCTCTCATCTTAGATCTAACTTCTTCTGTTGTATACTTGCGTACAAGAAGTTGATTCTTGAGATAGTCATCAATATCGATTTTGACCTTACGTATACCACGATCCGATACAGTGAGATAAGATTCAGTCATACCTTCAGTTGGATTAGCAGTAGCTGTAGCTCCAATTGCAGCTTCCGCTTGTGCTTCTGTAGTAAATGAACCACCTATTTCTTTGAGCAAATCATTGTTAGATGCGAATATCGATAGACCTCCAAATTGTCCAGATGCAGATCCTAACGCGGCTGCTCTCTTTGCTGTACCATTTAAATTACCTTGAAATGTCTTGGCATAATGTACGGTATTGCCTCCACCTATTGTGCCTCTATTACCAAATACAGAAATATCTGTTGCTGCAATATTGATATCAGGAGAAGATAAATTAATTTGTTCTTCTGATGTCATTATAGAAGGACCACCTGATACTATTTCTTGTGATCCTTCGGTTGCTACTACCAAATTCCCTTTTGTGACAAGAGTCTGCGTACCCAAAGTAAGGTTCGTAGTATTGCCTGCAATACTCTGTATAAAATTACCTGAAACCGAATTACCAGAATTTCCAAATATATTCGTCGACGAATTATTGTCGATCTGCTCGGTTTTGCTGCCCCTAGCATGGACATTATAGTCTCTACAATTAACATTAAAATCACCTGTTACATTAAGTGTTAAATTACCTTTGTAAGATAGGTTTGCTTCACCTTCTACAATTACTTCATTACTACCATGACATACTTCTACTTTGTTCTTCGTAGATACAACAAGTACTGTACCGTCTGGCCTTACCTCAACGCCAGCACCAGTCTTATGTCTAAATAATATTCTTTCACCACCAGGAGTATCATTAAACTCTATGACATGACCTGATGCCGTCTCTCGAATATCAGCCATTCCATATTGTGTCGATGCTGCAGGTTCTACCTCAAGATCTACATTCTTTACAGAACCACCTACAGATAGCTGTTTACCACCGCCACCTCTTGCTGCTTTGTTAATAGAAGACTGATTATGATTATTAGTACGTGGGTACTGGCCAGCCGGATCAGAGAAAGCATTAGTGTTTACACCTTGTGTATCAGTTTTTCCTTTACCTAATCTGAGTATTCGGTCCTGATAGTCGTCGTTCTCTGTTGTCATGTTACTCTCGTCCTAGCTTTTTCTAATTGTGCTGATGACAATGCTGATCCAGGATTCTGACCATCTGCATATATGTTTTCTTTATTAAATTTATTATACACATATTGCTGCACATCAAAGCCAGGGTCTATCTTACCTTGATCTGTTGTATCGTTATGACCCCAGGCCTGGCCACCTGGCCACACAGTATAGAATGATTCTACAAACATTGCGTATGTATTCCACTGTTCTTCAGTAAAACTATCTGATGATAAGAATCTTTCTGGGTTTGGTGTGCCAGATGGGCAATTAAATCCACCTACAAATGTAACACCAATAGAATATGTATTATGGCCGTATGCTTTTGAATGTGCACCTTGAATATTCAATGGTCGACCACGCTGTAACTTGCCATCTCTTTGTATCACATAATGATAACCACAACCATTAAAGTTTCTATCTAAATGCCATGAATGCACTTCACGTGCACCAATGTTTTGATTAGTAAACGTACCAGTCCAGTGAGTGACAAATTCAGTAATGTCTCTTGTAGATTCTCTAAACTCTGTAATGAGTTCTTCCTTTGTACCTACAATATCAAATGTATATGTGTTACCATTAACAGGTGTTTGATTACCTTTCCAATTGCCTTCTCCAGCAGCTAATTCATAGTCTTGTGTAGACTTTGTGCCTATAGCTTTATTATCAGCTTCGTTCAATATTTCTTTTTGGCTAATAGGTACTTCATTTATTTTCTGTTCAATTTGTGAGGCATCGTATTGATTAGAATTTTTCTCTAATAATCGTGCTGCTTCTCTCTTCCTATCAGCTAATAATAATCGTACAGTTTCATCTTTATCTGCTTTAGATATATTAGGCGCAACATCATCTATGATAGGGAATATACCTTTTTGTATATTCAGAATACAATTACCTAATAATGAATCAGTTCGTTGGCCTATGCCATTACTGAATGCTATATTAAATAGACTAATTGAATTAGAAAGACCTACGTGTTGATCAACGCCATTTGTTAAGATGTTATCGATATCCATGACAGACTCTTTAGCATCTTCAACTGCTATTGATTTAAGTTCATTTCTATATTTAAATGCGTTTTGATTTGTAACTGTGGCTAATGATTGACCTACGGCTTGCGGCGAACCTGATCCAATAACCGTATTTAATCGACCTGATTGTGATCGTGTACCTGTAATAAGATTAATATCCGAATCATCCGAATCATTAACGTCAGTTGCCGGCAGCACTGTGTCGAGCTGTGCAATAGATGGAGCAACATTGATATTAGATATGCTCTTGATACCACTAATTGTCTGATCACTCTCAAGTAGAGATTCAGATTGCAGTTTAGTTGCATTAGCGGCCTGCAGTGCCTTCTCTCCAACTATAATAAAGTTAGAGTTTTTGAATGCAGTCAGAAGCGTTAGGTTTATATTTCGAATATCTACGCTCATCCATAAGTCTCCAGTACTTTCTTAGCGGCTGCAATACGTCTATCAAGGTGTTTAACACCAGGCTTTTCATATTTGTCACATATATGAACGGTTGCTTGAATATAACTACCCATCGCTTTAAATTTATTATAGCCGTAATACTTTCCTTCTGTAGTAAACTCATAATGAAAGAATTGTAATTGTGTTTCTAATGTACGATAATCTAAGTTTCTATCTGCTGCATATGACTCAAGTCTTTGTAACCTACCAGCTGCAGGGTTCCATTGAGCAATACCAAATGATGCTTCGCCTGGTACTTTCGAAACTATAGTTGGATCCATACCTGATTCTACAATAAAGTTACCACACACGCCAGCGGCTTGCTCTTTTGAATAACCGTTACCAACTAAAAAGTTAAATGCTTTTTCTGTATTATTAGTGCCTACTATTGTTTCTACTGATCCAGTCATACCTTTATTAGGTAAATCTCTAAGTACTTCTTCATTAGGTAAACCACTCGCAGCAATGGCTGCAGCGTCTACTGAATTTAATTGATCATCATCGAGGACTTCTATTCTTGGTATTGAACCCACAATAACAGGTTGCTGTGATGTTTTACCATCCATAAAGAAACCAAATACTAATGCACCTGGTTTTACATTAGGACTTCTACCTAATCCGCTTACACCATCTTCTGTAGTTGGCACAAGACAAGAAGCCCAGGGCAATGCTGATTCAGGTACTTCATTCACATCATCACTATGCGCACCATAGATACGTACTCTGCATCGTCCTACATATAATGGATCGGCATTACTTTCTACAATGCCAATAAACCATCTTATATTATCACCGTAAAAATTTATCATGCGTTAGGTCCAATTGCAACAGTTTCGTCAGTTGATTGTGTTAGTCGACTACACGTCATATACATGTTATATTTATTTTGTGAGAACATATGTTTAGTTTCTAATACAACATACGATCCGCTTGTAACTGTATCTTTAGTTTCTGATTCAAACTGCGGTAATGTTAAATTAACTTGCTCTCCAATGAATACAGTATCTTTATGAAAATTAAAAACACCAGATATGCCAGCAGTTATTTTCTTTTTACTTAACGCAGATACAAGAGCAGTCGATTTTACTTTATTTAAATGTTGTTCAATATCTTTTTCATCATGATATCCTAACTCATCCATTGTTGTATGGTTTACAACCCTGTATATAACATTAGGGTCAAAATCATTTAAAGTTTTATCTTGTATTGTAAAATCTCTTTTAAATATAGATTTATTAGGACCTACGTCTAATGCTTCTGTAACATTAAATCTATTTTGCTTATTTCTTTTATTTGTGCTTAAATTCAAAACATTGTATTGATTTTGCACTGCACCTTTTAGTAGTAACTCTATTGTATCATTTACGCCATCTTCTTCAAAAGATTCTACATTAATTAATTGTTGTTCTGGTACATTTTTAAAATTCTGTGCATTACTGAATACAAAACTTATTTTATTTACAGGATCATTTTCTATCATCTCAGATAAGCTTTTCATTCTTATCTCTTCTTCTTTTAAAGAAGCATATACAAAAAATGGAAACCCAGTAACATCATATGCTCTACGGCGAATAGTATCTATAATTGCTAATGGTGATATGTACGGCGAAACATAATTAAATGCCGATTGATATGGTGCTTTACCGATTAATTTTAAGTCTCTTCCAAATTCATTAGATAAAACGTTTTGAATTATTTCATCAGGTGTGCCCTTATATGCACGTGATACTGATTTTAATACATCTAAAAAGAATATATCTTCTGCAATATAAAAGTTATATGCATATGTGTTTTCATCAGATTTAGTTTTACCTAGAGTTCGAGTAATAAAAAAACTTTTAGTTAAAACAGTATCGTAATCAGAGGCAATATCTATTTTAATTCTTTCAGTGCCATCAAACTTTAATCGTTCAAAGACATAATCTGTATCTACACAAACCATTCTACCCGTAATATATGGAGTGTTTACTGATTCATATATGATTAATTCAAGAATTGTAGAACCAATATCTAATTCAATTCCTCTTTCGGGAATAGTTAGTACTGCTTCTTGAATTTTGTATTCACTGGCTGAATATGTACCGGACATTATTTTAGTGCTCTGTTAAATTCATTAAATAGCTGATTGATTACTTCTGGTTTAATTATTCTGATTCTTTTTCGTTTTTCATTCTCATCGATAAACCTTTCAGCAAACGTGATTGGTGTAACGGTACTCGGAGGTTCTTGCAATGGATCTATATCTACATAATTACCTGCTGCGTCTTCATAGTGATGTACTGCATTGTACTGTTTATCAGTAGCTTGTATCTCTATTGTATCAGGATTAAAGAAACCAAATCCTGCTTCAACCGTTTCTGCTTTTTGAAAATCAAAACCACTATTATTAGCTACAATGATTTGGCCAAGATCAGGATGAGTTTGTACAATATCACCAAACGCTCCACTCTTTTTACCAGTAGCACGATTACCTATTTTAAAATCACTTTTAAACCAATTAACATATGTTCTAATAAAATCATGTGGGTAATACTTTTCCATCTGCTCTTGAACTTCATTCGCATTAAGAGGCCAACCTTCTTCTCTCAATGCATCGTTTACATAGAATATTAACCAATAATATTGTATATTGCCGTATAAATTATATGATAATATATCAGGCCTATCTCCATCTAAAATAGTATAATCAGAATATATCGTTATATCATCTCTGACTTGATCTATGATGTCAACATACGTACCAAGTTTCTGAAATATTACGGAATCAATTTCAGAACCAAAATTATAAAATACCTTAGGAAAATTTTTAAAATGACTCATATCTTATCCCCTCGGCCTTATACGATCTGTTTTGCCTAGATATTCTCTTTCAACATCTATATCATCTTTATTTAATGGTCTATATTCTATAAACTTTAAATTCATTGTAGCATCGTGAAATTTACCACCTTCATAGAATGACATTCCTGTAGTGTTATATGTAACATCTACTGCTTGCAAGTATGCTGGTAAGAATCTTGTCAGAATAGGTTTATATACACCTGTACGTTCATCCCTATATAAGGCTTTAATATGCATTAAATTAGGAAATTCATATGCCATGCCTACGCCTCCAGCTGCAACTAATTCAGTAGGCAATTGTTCCATCCTAAAGAAATCGATTATATTTTCTATTAATGTAGATTCGTATGGACTTGTAGGTATCATTTGAAATACAAAATTCCATTCACGTATATTAACTTGTTTAAATAGTGCTCTAGTATTTGGATTCACTGCAATTCTTGTACCTAGTGCTACTGCGTTTCCAACATTTGTACTTAATTTACTTACAAGCCGTTGTGCTATTAATGAACCAAATTCTCCAGAAGCTTTACCTTCCATAAGCTCACCTAGACCAGTGACTGTACCTTTATATGCAGATTTAGCAATATCAACAACACTTCTATCACCACCTGTCAATGTAGATGCAACCATACCACCCGCAATACCTAGTTGTTCAGGTCCGGCTACTACACTTTCGTTTTGTTGAATATTCATAGGCATATACAAATGCACATATCTATTTTGTGGGGTTCCTATGTCATCATTATTTTTACCACGCATTACAGTATTTTCTGCAGTTCTTCTGGCTACTAAATTCGTTCTAACCGCTTGTCTTTCTTTTCGTGAAAGTTCTTCAGACGATGCGCCCTCACCAGGTATATTACGTGATTCTCTCTCGCGTTTAACATTCGGATTAAAATTATTATTATAAAATTCTCCAAAATCTTCTAAAGTAGCTATTTCTCCACTTAGTAGTCTAGATAATATATTATCTTTTCCTATTAAACTACCGACTGTTGATCCATCTACTTTTACAGGTTGAAAAGATAGTACTGCACGATACTTCTCATCAGTAAGAGCATCTGCATATTCTTCATCTATGCTAGGAGGAAAAGAATATCTATATCCTATATTTCTATTAACCATGAGTAATCCTATAAATAAACATTTACACTATTTATAACAATTTTCATGGCGTACTCTGGAAAATTCAAACCTAAAAATCCTAAGAAGTATAAAGGCGACTTCACTAACATTGTTTTTAGATCGATGTGGGAGAAATATTGTTTCAAATGGTGTGATGAGAATGCAGATGTGAAGTCATGGTCTAGCGAAGAGACTGTCATACCATACCTATATGAAGTAGATAAGAAGTATCATAGGTACTTCATGGACCTCAAGATTACATTTAAATCAGGTCAGACAATCCTTGTAGAGATTAAACCATCTAATCAGACCGTACCTCCCGTGTACCCGGGTAGGAAGACGAAGAGATATATCAACGAAGGTCTGACATATGTGAAGAATCAGAACAAATGGAAAGCTGCA